ATAACTCAGGACTGAAAGGACATGGCAAGGTTGTTCGTGCGAAAAGCAGAGAAGGTAGAGCGAATTTTGTTAAGATGTCAAAGAAGCACTTAAACGCTCATCCAGTTGAAATACTGGCAATACTTACCAAGCAGGCAATGGTAGATGAAGATTATTATCTAGCTCTAGCGGCTTGTAAAGAACTTGCACAATATACAGCACCGAAACTAAAAAGCGTAGACCATTCGCTTGGAGCAAAGGAAAGCATGAAACCAGTCCAAATAGTTCTCAATGGTGGGACTAATCAAGTTAATCTGTCAGAAGTCCAAACCCTAGAAGATGACCTGAACGATTTTGGTGCAAGTGAAGAGCCGATTGCACCGAAAGAAGTCATAACCCTAAACGCTGATTAGTCATTAAATTTTCTTATGTCAAAGCTATGCGTTAATAGTGATTATGCCAAATTATTGACGCATTCAACTCTTAATATCATTTCTAACTATCAACGCTAAGTTGTTGTTTTCTTTACAGTTATCAAAAGTCAAGTTTTTTCTACCAGTACATTTGAATTTAACATAATGGAGGTTATGCGAACCTATTAATATCTGGTAAATCATTAGTTCTGTTTATAGCTAGTAGTTTGACACTGATTGATTAAGGGGGGGGCTACCTCCTGAATCGAGTCGTAATACACAACCCAAAAAATCGACAACAGGGTTAGCAAATTGACTACCTCACCTCACACGAACAACCCAAATCAAATTCTAGCACCCTACACGCTATTGAATTACCCACTACCCTTGTCATATATCATCTAAAAAAAGATAACGCCTTGTACACGTATAGAATTGGCTATAATCAACATTTTCGTGTCGTATTCCAATCCATAGTTCACCATATCGAAAAAATTTGAGTAATTTTCAAGCGAATTTGACTATCAAGCCCAATTGTCACTCCATTCTGCTCCAAGTTGCCTAGACTGCTCCCAAACAACCTAAAAAACATACGTAAACATACGCAAATACACACAAATACACGTCAAATACACACAAATACACAAGATGTGTATCTCCCGAAACGCTGATGGATAGGGGGCTGTAAGGGTAGAAAAACACAAAAACACAGCCCTAAAGACTAAATACTATTATTTATTAATAACTCGCTCTCTATATATCTCTATATAGCAAAAGAAGAAGACAGGACAAATTTCTTTCTAGCATACACGTTCTATCTTAGGGTGTATATATTTTTTAAAAATAAAAGAATGGATATTAGATGGATATTTTTCTATGAATAATTTTTTTTCTATGGAGATAATTTTGAAAAATTAATAGACTGTCTTAAGGAAAAATGTGTATCTGTGTATAAGTCATATAAATCAATGGGTTACGTGTGTATCTGACTGTGTATCTGATGTGTATCTGACTGTGTATCTGCCCCGTAGAATGGGGTTTTGAGAGGGGTTCGTAAGAACTTGAATCCAATATAAAACAGCTAAAAAATAATTGCAAGCCCCTTTGTTAAAATTAATTTTTTAATAACTTTATAATAAAACTTATGACCTCATAAATAAAACTTTCACTAATTAAGTTTATTACGAGTCATAAGCATTGTTAATACTAGCTAAACAACAAAATACCTCAAAGTGGCTTTGTTGTTCTTGGAGACTGTTTTATCTTCCTTAATGATTTCTCTTGTCACCATTTCTGCTAGCAACTTGGTACATTCATCTTTTGACATACGCATACGATTGCGGATTTTGCCGAATGTAGCTCCATCATCACCAATGATTGCAATGGCTCTGGCTAACTTGTCTCGTCCACCGCTACCTGCACCTTCCTTGTCGTTGGAGACAACTTTAATGGTCTTAATCTTGATGTCACGTAATACAAAAGCGTATGCCCATGTAATATGTTCCTCTGTGCGGATACCTTCCCCACTGGCTAAGATTAGCGAAAGTTTCAGTACTTGCTCGTAACCACGCCTTACTAAAGACTCATAACCATTGGTATTGGCGTAAGTCTCGGCTTGATTCCAGAATTCGTCACTGATTCTGTCTAACAACTCTAAGCCGCCTTTGGTTGTCTCGATAACAGTCCTGTTAGTTACTCTGTCTCCATCTTTAACGTCAACTGCGAGTTTGCGTAGACGTACAGCCAAACCAAGTGGTACAGGATGGACGTTACGGTGCTTGTTGATACGAGGATTGGTGTCTTCCTCGATAAACATGAATGCTCTAGCGATAAAACCGTTAGTCGCTTGCTCAAAGTCGATAAGTTCGTCAAACACTGTTGGTGTGGTGAATCCTATTAAAGATAAGAATGGATTAACTAAGCCAGACGATAACATTTCTATGTTTTTTTTAATTGATTCTGCTGTGCTAGTGTTTCCATCGTCCTCATAGGACTTCATCACTGCTAACAACTGCTTGGTGACTTCCTTTTTAACGTCTCCACCTAAATGGAGTTTACCATTCGCTTTTGAGTAAATCGACATAATGGTACTGATAACACCTTCCAAATACGATGCTCCAGAGCCTTTAGCGTTGACGATTTTAGACAGTAAGTAACCGAATTCGTCCACAGAGTAGATGTTTGCTTGTTGACTGCATAGGTTGCGGATAAGTTCTTGTTCTGACTTGATGTTACCTAGTATGTTTTTATGCATACCACCTGCTTCCATGACATCACTGACAGACTGCAAAATGGATTCCTTACCTGTTGACGAGCCTGCAACACCGAAAGCAAGTATGTTAGTGCTAGAATTTAAGTGGTCTGTATAACGTAACCCACATAATGAACCGACTGACATAAGTGCCGCACCGACCGCTAGGCGTTCTCTTGGATAAAGTGATTGTTGGTTAATCCAATCCGTGACTTCCCCGACAATACCGCATGGCTTGTTTAAGTCCACGTATGATGTGTCTATCACTCCTGTGCCACCTGCACCACTGTCGTTTTCTCCGCCCACCCCAACAATAGGCGTGTCTTCTATGTACTCGAAGGTGACAGGTGGTAAGTAACCGTTGTTTTCAGCATGGTAGATAAGTGTTCCTAAGCCTACAACAGACTGAGACTTGCCGAATGAATGCCATTTACGTGCTTTAGCGTCATAACCATCGTATTTATCAGACTGTGAACACCATTTATCCCAGATTTCTAAGCCACCACCATGTAATGACTCGTGGATAGCCATACCTATCTCAATCATGGATTCGTATTCGTCTGCAAGTGCTACTGGAACGTACTCTAGGAGTTTTTCGACTTCCTGCTCATCAATGTCATACGTCTTACCGTTGAATTCTTTACGAATCTTGCCTTTCCGTTCTAATAGAGCTAATAATTTAGGTGGAATGTCACATTTTGGTGCAGACAAGCTTCCTTTCTCTAATTGATATGTATTACCACTTGCATGACTTGAACCTAAACCTACAACAAACCCACTTGATTTAAAGTCGATACCTGCGTAGTCTTGCAACTTACCTAGATAAGATTTTTCCTCGTCTGCTTTGAAATAGATATGCCTACCACCACCACCTGTACGAACTACGAGCGATGACTCTTCCTCAAAGTCTATACCTGTATCTTTTACAAGCCTAGCGTAGGATTCGTCTCCACCGTTACGTGGGTCAATGTCAATAATCAAGCTTCCTTTACATAGTACGCCAAATCCAGTTTCAAACTGACCGATATCTAACATAACTTGGAGCTGTTCTTCTGACCAATCTGGTGTGTATTGCCAGTTTGACGATAATGGGTGTTTGTAAGTGGCTTTACATTCCATGTTTCCACAACCACAGAATCCACATACTGTTTTATGCAATGGAAATACTTTATAGCCTGCTTTAATATAATCTCTAATGTTTTGTTCAATCATTTTTATTTTCACCCATTGTCAACCATGACACGTCTGGTCTTAAATCATGTTTTTTAAACTTACCTTTGGTAACTGACTCTACTTTTGCCGCCATTTTTTTAGATATACGTCCACGAATCTGCCAGTTATTAACTACTTGTTGTGTAATGCCTAGTTGTACCGCCATAGTAGCTTTACTGCCATAATAGGCTAATAGCTTGTTAAACTCTTTCCTCATATCTACTTTAAGCTGTTCCTTTATGCTCATTATGTATATACCTGTATGTATGTTAAAATGTTTATATTTTTGTTTACAACGAAAGTCATTATATATATAAAAGAGTCTTTAGCAATATTCCTAGCGACAAAAATACAAATAAAAAATAAAACCAAAATAAAACCAAAATAAGTTTGACAATCGTTTTTCTACGCAATAGAATACATTCCAAGCATTAACGAAAACCATTTCATAAATGCAATACTCATAACCCTCAAGGAGCATAAAATGAGTTTATTAAATTCAATTAAGAAGCCAGTAGATAGACCAGTCATGGTGACAATCTGTGGTGAAGCAGGTTCAGCTAAGACTAGCTTGTCTGCAACCTTTCCAAATCCCATCTTTATTCGTACAGAAGATGGGCTTCAATCAATCCCAGAAAAAAACCGCCCAGATGCGTTCCCCGTTGCTAAGACAACCGATGAAGTTGTTGACCAAATTCGTGCATTGGCAAAAGAAGAACATGAGTACAAGACACTTGTTATTGACTCAGTAACAGCGTTAGAGCGAATGATTATTGATGAAATCGTAGCAGGCGATAAAAATAAACCAAAATCAATTAACCAAGCGTTAGGAGGTTATGGGGCAGGACTTATGGCTGTTGCCGCTGAACATCAAAAGGTTCGTAAAGCGTGTGGTTTTCTAAATGAGAACAAAGGTATGAACGTGGTGTTTATCGCTCACGCTGATACAGAGACAATTGAACTGCCAGACATGGACGCATACACACGTTATACGTTACGACTTGGTAAACGTAGTATTGCCCCATATACGGACGATGTAGATGTTGTGGGTTATCTGAAACTGCAATCGTTTGCAATCGGCAGTGGAGATAAGAAGAAAGCGGTGTCAGATGGTACAAGAGTTCTAGTTACTTATGCTACTGCATCTAACGTATCTAAAAACCGATACGGCATTGAAGAAGATATTGTATTTGAAAAAGGTAAGAATCCTCTTGCCGCATTTATTCCAACACTAAAAACAACTAATAAATAAGGAGACAGATTATGTCACTATGGAATTTTGAAGAAAAGCCAACAGAAAAAGCAACGGGTAGTTTTGAATCAGGCGGAGGTTCGTTTGAACCAATTCCAAGCGGAACTCAGCTAAAGGCTATTATTGATGAAGCAAAGTATGACAGTTATGAAGGTGAAAGTTACATTTCTTTACGTTGGGTTGTTATTGATGGTGAGTTCGCTAACCGTAATATCTTCCAAAAGTTAAAAGTGTTTAGCGAAGATGGTAAAAAACGTGATAAAGCACTTAATATGCTGTTGGCTATTGATGCTAATGCAGGTGGTGGATTGTCTAAGCTTAAAGAACCTACCGATATGGACTTAATGAAGAATCTTATTAGTAAACCTATGGCTATCAAGGTTGAAGTATGGGAAATGAACGACAAGTCTGGTAACTGGGTAAGTGCTGTTGCTCCAACAGGTGCGGAAACAAAATCACCTGCTTATTTAGATGATAATGACGATGTACCATTTTAGAGTTTGTCGATAAATAATAACAACCAAACCCTGTGTAATGCAGGGTTTAATGTATATATAAAGGTGCGTCCTGATTAACTTAAAAATAATTGGCTTAGTAAAGCTTAAGGAAGTTTTAGAATGAATTTTGAAGATGCGAGACCGCTTGCTACGTTTCCACGGAAAGAGCGAGAGATTTTAAAGCAATTTCAACCAAGTGAAAATGGTACTGACTGTACGTTTGAGAAGCTACCTAAACACGCTCAAGAGGTTGCATTAGAGCTAATGGCAACTGCAAAGTGCGGTAACGAATTGGTACGAATGTTAGACTCAGACCTAGATTTCAGGTATGAGATTGGATGTGAAGATATGGATATCTATCCACCAGAAGTTGATGCTGTTATGCGTTATTACAGGTATAGAGAGGATTCCTATGCCTAATAAAAAAGAACCAATATTTAAACGCACAAAAGATGGACGTGCTGTTATTAAGTTTTTAGGTGAAGCCAAAGGCAGAGTTGTTTTAACTACGACAGATAAGCTAGAGACAGGACAATTACTTGCGTATATCCCAAGGTATACAGACACAGAATGGTGGGACGATGTTGTATATAACAAGTCACGAAAACTTTTCGATGGAAAACTAATCTGGTGTTTTGAGAGTAAAAACGACCTAGTTGGTGTGGCTAAGTTCTATGACGCAGTTAATAATTGTACGTTTGATGAAGAAGGAAAGCGTGGTGGTAGTAGGTTTAAATACTATGACTCGTACGATGGAAAGATGCCTGCTTGGGCTTTAAAGGCATACCCACAATTGGAGATATAACAAATGGAACAACGAAGTAAAGAATGGTTTGATGCCAGAAAAGGATTGATAACAGGTTCAATTGCAGGAGCGATACTTGGGTTTGACCCATTCAGAAAGAAAGACGATGCAATGCGACAGATGGTTAGAGATTACTTTGGTGCTGAATCAGAGTTTACAGGTAACGTAGCGACTGAGTATGGAGTTCGGTTTGAAGATACCGCTAGAGCATCGTTTGAAGCAGAGACGATGCTTGATGTTACTGAGTATGGGTTTATCAAAAACGGCATATTTGGCGTATCACCAGATGGGCTTGTTGGCGAAGATAGTGGTATTGAAATTAAATGCCCTTTTAGCAAGCGTAACGACCCAATGCCAGAGTTTAAAGATTGTTTTGAACAACAGCATTATTATGCTCAAGTACAGCTTAGTCTGTATGTTACAGGTCGTAGAAAATGGTATTTCTATCAATGGTCTCCACAAGGAACAAAACTTGAAGTAATTACACCAGATACAGAATGGCAATCGATTATGCTGTGGAGACTTGAAGAGTTTTACGATGAATTTCAGAAGATTATTCACGATGTAGAATTGCATAGCAAGTATCTGGGACAGAGTGTTATTGAGTTTAATGGTGCGAATGACTTAGAGATTGAATACATACAAGCAAAAGAACAGCTAGCAATTGCTAAAGAAAGAATGGATAACGCTAAAGCCGCATTGATACAGTTCGTTGGCGAGGATACAGAAAAAGCAGTTATTGGTAGCCTGAAATTGTCTAAGGTTAAAAAAGAAGGTTCTATTAGCTATTCAAAGGTTGTAAAAGAGTTGTTGCCAGAACAAGACCTTGAGCCATACCGTGGTAAAGAAAGCCAGTATTGGGTGATTAAGTAAAATGTTTACACCTAGACCTTATCAGAAAGAAGCAATAGATAAAGCAATAGATGGTATGAGATATTGCCTTGATGCTTTGCTTTTAGAGTTAGCAACAGGAGCAGGTAAAAGTATTATCGTTGCTAAAATTAGTGAGACTGTATGTGCTAATGGGCGTAACAAGGTGTTGTGCCTTGCTCCATCTAAAGAACTAACAGAGCAGAATTATGAAAAGTACACTGCAACAGGGGCAAAAGCTTCGTTTTATTCTGCTTCTATCGCTAAGAGCCTAAAGCACGATGTTATTTTCGGTACTCCATTAACTGTCAAGAACGGATTGGATAAGGTTAAGAAGCTAAATATAGCGGCTGTAATACTAGACGAAGCACACATGATTACACCAACTATTAAAGAGATAATCAGTGTGTTAAAAGCGGCAAACCCTCAGTTGCGTATTCTTGGAATGACTGCGACTCCGTACCGTACTAAAGAGGGATATATTTATGAAGTTGATGAAAATGATGTACAGGTTGAAGAAGCGTTAGAACCTTACTTTAAGAAACTTCTGTATAGAAAGACAGCAGAAGAATTGATTGAGGACAGGTATCTAACAAGACCCATACACGGTGATGAAATAGAGCAGTACGATACGTCAAGCCTTGTTATGAAAGGTGGTAAGTTTGACTCTAAAAGTGTTGATAAAGCGTTTCTAGGACACGGACGAAAAACAAGTAAGATTGTTGAAGAAATCATTTCCAAGTCTTCTAACAGAAATGGCGTGTTGATTTTTACGGCTAACATAGACCATGCAAAAGAAGTATTAGCTTCTCTCCCACCTGAAATATCAACAATGGTAGATGGTAAAACATCAAAAAACGAACGAAAACAAATACTAAGAGACTTTAAGGATATGAAATTAAAGTATCTTGTAAATGTATCTGTACTGACAACGGGTTTTGATGCACCACACGTGGATGTAGTGGCTGTATTGAGAGCAACAGAGTCAGCAGGGTTGTTTCAGCAGATAATTGGGCGTGGAACACGACTGTATGAAGGTAAAACAAATTTTCTAGTATTGGATTATGCTGAGAATATATCAAGACATGAGTTGCACGAAAGTTTATTTAAGCCGACAATTACAGCAGGGTTTAAGTCAAAAGGTGGCGGAAACATGACAGCTATCTGCCCTGTTTGTGCTTTTGAAAATCAAGTTACCGCAAGACCAAATCCAGATGGCTATGAGATTAACGAATACGGCAATTTCACAGATGCTCTAGGAGAAGAAGTGTTGACCGATGATGGTAGACCATATCCTGCACACTTTGGGCGTTCGTGTCAGTCATTCCTGTTGACAGACAAGAGTTATGTTCAATGTAGTCATAAATTCACTTCAAAGAAGTGTACAGAATGTGGTCACGATAATGACATATCTGCAAGACGATGCAAAGCTTGTAGACATGAGCTTATCGACCCGAACGAAAAACTAAAACTTGATTATGAGAAATTTAAATCAGACCCACGCAAATTATCTGTTGATAATGTATTAGCATGGACTATTCAAAGGTGGCACAGTCAATCTGGTAACGATATGGTAAAGGTTGAGTACACAACAGAGTACAGGACTTTTCCAGTTTGGTATTCACCAAAGATACGTGCAACATGGCTAGACTTCACAGAGCAGGTGTTTGGAATACAGACAACAGATATATATGATGTATTTTCAAGAATCAGTATAGGAAAGATGCCTAAAACAATAACAGTAGTAAAAGATGGTAAATTTTATAAGGTGACTAAACACAATGAATCTCAAAAAGCTAACAGTGCCTATTTTCGGTGATACCTCGTTTAGAGGAAAATGCCCAACTGAAACAAATGAACAAGTGACATTCTTCGGGTGGTTAAGAAGAGAACATCCAGAGTACGCTAAGATTGCTATACACATTAGGAACGAGGGTAAGCGAAGCGTACAGCAAACAATGAGACACAAAGTAGAAGGAATGGTAACTGGAGCAAGCGATATTATTATTCCATCTAGCCCTACGTTCGTATGTGAACTAAAGCGAGCAGACCATACCAAAAGCACGATTTCAGATGAACAGATTATGTACCTAGAATCAGCAGAATCAAAGAAAGCATACGCTTGTGTTGCTTTAGGTCACAAAGGTGCAATAGAATCATTTGAATATTATTTAAATAATATTATACATTGCAATTAATTTTGTTATAATAAGCAACAGACAAATACATAGTGTTTGTTTTTCTACGAAATTCGATTAAGTTAGTAATAAGTGCTAGTCGAACAGGATGTTATAGTCTCCTGATATAACTTATTACAGTACTTGGGTTACACTCCTTTCAGTGACAGTAAGTACGGACAGCTTGGAAAGACAGGCATTATTGGTTAGCACACTATTTTACTCGGTCTTATCCACCTCTCCATCATTGGTAGTGTGCTATTCAATAATAAACATAATCAAAGGAAGCTAGGTAATGACACCTAATGAAGAATTAATTGCAATGTGGGAAGAGCTACGTGGTGTTGGCATTAGTGCTAAGTTTATCACGGCAATGACAGGCGTAAAATACGTTAATATTTGGAATCGCTCAAGCGGAAAGGTTGGCGGTGAGTTACCATACACAAAAGTTGATAAGATAAAAGAATTACATAGTGATATAATGGCTATAGTTGATAAAAATAACTAGGCTTCGTTATGTCAGTAGATACAATTCACCCAGATTACAGTAGAGTCTCAAATATGTGGACTCGTTGCCGTGATGTCATTCAAGGAAGAGATAGGTTAAATGAGGTAGATAAAAGGTCAGCAAATGGCGTATATCTTCAGAAACCAACTGGATTGAGTGAAGCAGAATTCCATGCTTACTGCGATAGAGCGTCATTCTTTAATGCGTCTGCAAGAACTAAAGAAGCAATAACTGGTTTAATTTTAGCCAAGCCTGCTAACTTTGACTATCCGATAGAAGAACACTTAAATGATGTAACAAATACAGGTATAAAGCTTCGTGAGTTTGCTCAGAGTGTTATTGATGACGAGGTAGAAATCACTCGTACTGGTGTGCTTGTTGAATACCCTAGTGTAGACACTTCACAATTCACAAAAGCAGAAGTTGAATCACTTAACCTGCGTCCATACCTTGTTAAATACAGCGGTGAGCAAATTACCAACTGGAAAGTAGGAACTGTCAATAATTCTCAGCGTTTAACAATGGTTACTCTTAAAGAATCTATTGATTCATCAGAAGATGAATTCTCTCACGAAGAGGATGTACAGTACAGAGTCTTAGATATCTCAAATGGCGTTTATCGAATTAGAGTCTTTACCAAGAATGATAAAGATGAAGATGAAATTGTGTCTGAATTGTATCCTAAGATTAATGGTGAGTATCTAACTGAAATCCCATTTTATATCGTAGGTGGTGCTAGGGTTCGTAAGCCAATGATGAACGACCTTATCGACACGAATATTGCACACTATCGAAACTCAGCAGATTTTGAACACGCTTTAAGATTTACTATACCAACAGCAGTTGTAACTGGGGCGGCATTAACTCCAGAAACAGGCGAGTTCAGAATAGGTGGCTTATCAGCATGGGTATTCCAAAACCCAGACGCTAGAGCTTCGTATCTTGAGTTCAAGGGCGATGGGTTACGACCTGTTAAAGATGCCATTAAGGATAAAGAGTTCCGCATGGCAATACTTGGTGCTAGAATGTTGGCTGATGAAAAGAGAGCATCTGAAGCCGTGTCAACAGTAGAGATTCGTACAGCAGGAGAACGTGCTATTATCGCTAACACAGCAGATGATGTGTCAGACACTATCACCAAAGCTTTAAAAGTAATGGCAAAGTGGTCTGGGAAAGATGACTCTAAAGTTAAATATAAGCTAAATATCGACTACGGTATTGGTAGGCTTGACTACCATACTATTAAAGAGCTTGTTGCATCATGGCAAGCAGATGCTATTACAAGCAAGACCTTGTTTGAGAATCTAGTTAAAGGCGATATCATTTCACCAGATGAAACATTCGATGACTACCAAGACCAACTTCTTACGACAGCTTACTCAGTAACTAACGAAGTATACAGCAACAAAGAAGAAGTAAATGTCACAAAAAACGCTTGATGATTTACTGGTAACAAGACAGTTATTATTGCTTCGCTATGCAAATAGTGAATTTAAAACTGTCTTTGACCAATATTTCGACCTATCCAATAAGATATCAACAATACTTAGAAATTCAGAAGAATTATCCAACTCCAGAAAGTCATATATTAATAGTAAAATCAATGAGTTACAGAGGTTAGTTGACTTCATTTCTCCAAACTTAATTGATATAGCACTTCTTGAGTATCATGCTGTTAAGGCAAATATTGAGGAAGACAACTCTGTTATTCCTGTCCCAATCGGTGATATTAAAGAAATAGGTAAGTATGCATTTGTAGGTGGTGCTATGCTTGCAGACTGGTTTACCAAAGCGAATAACGATGCTAAGTTTGCGATAGCTGAAACAGTAAAGCGTCTAGCTAACCAAAACGCAACTAATATAGAAATTGCAAAAGGACTAACAGGCTCAACCAATAACATAAAAGGTGGTGAGCCTTTAAAGCGTACATTGCGTGGTATTGATGCTGATATTAAGACAGCTGTGTTAGGAGTGGCAACAAATGTTCGTGAACGTATAATGCAAGAAAATATTGGATTGTTCTCATTGGTTATGCATAACTCAATTATTGATACCAAAACAACAGATATTTGCTTATCAAGAAACGGCAAGCTGTGGGAATATCCAAGTTTATTACCTTATGGTCATCAAGTTGCGTTTAAAACACCTCCACTACATAGGAATTGCCGCTCGTACATTAGCTATATATACAAGGGAAATGAAGATAAGTACCTTAATACAGAGCGTAATTTCAACAAGTGGCTATCACAACAAGATAAATCATTCCTAGACAAACTTTTAGGAAAAGGAAAAGCTGAGTTGTATTTAAGTGGAAAAATCACCTTAAATGAGCTTGTTGACAATAAAAACAATCCTATTAGTCTAAAAGTGTTGAAGCAACAATATTCTTAGACTATACTTTAACCTATCAATGTAAGTTAGTGATTTATATTGATATTCAGCCAGTGGCTAACCTTATCAACCTGTGGGAGATAACAGATGGAATTAGAAGAAGCATTAGCAAAAATTAAAGACCTTTCAACTCAAGTTGAAGCGGTATCTTCAAAGAACCGTGAACTGCTAGAGGAAAAACGTCAATTAAAAGCAAAAACAGAAGAAATCGACAGAGAAGAATACTCAAAAGGATTGGAAGCATTAGCTAAGATTCCAGAGTTAGAATCTCAGATTACTTCACTTCAAGAAAATGGTGCTAAAGCAGTTACCAAGCTTGAAGACGAATTAAATGCACGAACTACTGCATTGCATGAACATCTTTTAAACGGTGGTATGTCGGAAGCGTTAGCTAAAGCGAATATCAGACCTGAGTTGTTAGATGGGGCTAAAGCGTTGCTTATGCCGCAAGCACAGCTTGTAGAAGAAGATGGTAAGTTCAAAACAGTAATTGGTGAAAATTCATTAGTTGATGCAGTTGCAGAATGGGCTAATTCCGAAAATGGTAAGCACTTTGTTAAAGCACCCGATAATTCGGGCGGTGGTGCGAACCCAAAAGATGGTTCAACTACACCTAGCGGTGATGAACAAAGAGCCAAAAAAATTGAAGCCGCTAAACAAAGTGGCGATATTACTAGCTATTTGAGTGCTAGTTTAACTGCATAGTTTTTTTAATAAAAGAGGTTTAGTCAAATGGCTGAAATTACATCAGGCTTACTAAAAGCCGAACTAGATAAAATTAACATTGATGAAGCGTTTAACTTAGTACGTAGTAACATCAATGGTATTATTTCATTAGCATCTATGGGTTCAGCAGAACGCCCGTATGAAGGATACAAATTTGGTTGGTTGGAAGAGCAGGATGTTGAAACGTCTTCTCCATTGACTGCTCCATCTTTAGCGGCATCGACTACTCTGTCAGTAGCAGATGGTACTAAATTCCGTAAAGGCATGATGATTTCATCTAAAGGTGAGATTATGATTGTTACTGCTGTTGCCGCTAACGACCTAACAGTTGTGCGTGGTGTAGGCGGAACGACTGCGGTAGACCAAGCGGCTAATGATGTTATTATGATTGACTCTGTTGCACGTGAAGAGAACTCATTAGTTGAGACAGATGGTATCTTCCAACCTTATGAAGTTGAAAACTTCTTCCAGACAATGGACACAGCGATTGAAATGTCAAGACGTTCATTAGCGACTCTACAGGAAGGTAATACAAACGACCTTTCTTATCAGCTAGGACGCAGAATTCAGAAGTTAGGCGACCAAATGAATCGTGCGTTTTATCGTGGTCGTAAACACGCTGAGACTATTGATGGTAAGCTACGTACTTACTCAGGTGGTATTAAGTACTTCCTAGACCAAGCAGGTTCTATTAATGTTGACCACAGTGCGGCTTCTTTAACTCTTGATGCGATTGACGAACTAAACAAGGAAGTCGTGTTAAAAGGTGGAATGACTGACACTATCGTTGTATCAGTAAACAAAGCTAAAGCTATCAATGCTCTAGTTCGTGCTGAGTATTCAAGTCAAAGCCTAAACAGCTTCCTTGATGACCGTGGTTCATTAGTACGTCTTACTTCATCAATTCCGCTAATTGGTAACATCAATCAAATCGTTGTTGATACTAACCTAGCTGATGACGAGTTGTTCATTGCTGATACAAGCAAATTCGTTATTAAGCCTATGGCTCAAGGTAACGCAGAAGCTTCTGGTGCATGGCGTACAGTTGATGCTACACAGAATGGACAAGATGGTCAGGTTGCACGTGTGATTGGAGATTTCGGTTTCCAAATCCGTGATAGCAAGACACACATGGCAGGTTTATACAACATCGCATAAGGAGTTGAATTATGAAATTTAAGTCAAAGCCTTTATCAATGTACAGTACGCCTAAAGGTATCGTTAAGTTTAATGCTAACGGTGCTTATGAGTCTGAAGTACCAGAGATTGTTGCAGTATTAAAGAGCAATCCAAAAGTTGAAGCTGAGAAGCTACAACGCTCTAAGCCTAAAGCGAAAGCGGCAGACTCAGAGTAATAAACAGAGTCTATCTGAAAAGGTAGGCTCGATTTATTACTTTGGAGATTTAGCATGATTGTAGAAGATGGTTCAATCGTAGATGGTGCTGATAGCTACGTTAGCTTGAGTTATGCTAATAATTATTTTGCATCAAGAGGAAATACAGATTGGCAGGCTCTTACTGATTCTGATAAAGAGTACGCCTTGGTGAACTCGACAGATTATATCGAGACTATCTATTGGGGTATGTTTGTTGGTGAGCCTGTATTAGATACACAGATATTGTCATTTCCTCGTATTGCAGACGAATTTGCAAGCGATTCAGTACCAGACAGATTAATGAGAGCAGTGTGCGAGTTGGCTATGAAAAACGCTAATGGCATTGTTCTTATTGAAGATAGTGAGCAGAGAGTTATTAAAGAGAAAGTAGACGTAATTGAAACTACATACTCTTCGTATGGTGATGATACCAAACGGTTTAATATTGTTGCTAGATTAATTTCACCACTGCTAACCAGTGGCAGTGCATCAAGTGGTGAGTTTACTCAAGTAACGCTTGTGAGAACATAGTATGAGTTATGCAAGCAAAGCACGTTCTGTTAAAAAAATGATAGCTAAAAACGGCTCTGATGCTGTATTTACAACAAAATCAAGTGGGTTTGACCCATTAACAGGTGAGGTATTGACAGATGTGATAACATCGTTCACAGCTAGTGCGGTTCGTACAAAATACTCATTAAAAGATATAGATGGAGATAATATTCGTAATGAGGATTTTAAACTGTTAGTTGAAGCGACAAGTGGCGTACCAGAGAAAACAATGAGAGTTGATTTCAGTGGTACAATTTACACAGTGGTTAATGTATCTCCTGTTTCACCAAGCGGTATTGATGTTCTGTACAAGGTACAAGTGAGGGTTTAATGTCAGATTGGTCTAAGCAGATGAGAGCGGCAAGAAAAGATATTGAATCAAAACTGACTGATGTGTTTAAGGAAGAGTGCCGTATCACTGCTAGTTCTGTTATAGAAGCAACGCCTGTCGATACAGGTAATGCTTCGGCAAACTGGTATAGTTCTAAAGACAAGCCTAGCACCAGAATCAACTATAAGTATTTCACTCAGGATTTGTCACCAGAAGAAGGTAAGTTTGAAAGCAGAATGAGAGCAAATAAGACGCTTGCAGGTATAAAACTAGGGCAAACATTTTATCTTACAAACAATGTTGATTATATCAACGAGCTTGAAGCAGGTAAGTCAAACCAAGCTACGCAAGGTATGTTATTTGTTGCGGCAGACTATGCGAAACAGAGGATAAACAATAAATGAGTAAGAAGATAGCTAGTATTGCTTTATCAAGACGTTTATCTGTTATGCCTAACTTGCCTACTGTTGCACCAGAGAACACAGAGTTTACACCAGTAAGTGGCGAAATGTATATCGAAGAGCAGACAGTGTTCACTGGCTCAAATGAATATACTTTAAAGGGCAGTCAACAGCTAAATTTCGGTATATACAGACTTTATGTGTATGCAGACAAAGGTTCATCTAAGTTTAATTCGTTAGACTTGCTTGATGATTTATCTAGTCATTTTGCTAAAGGAACTGTTCTTGACGAGCAGGGGCAAAAGCTAGAGATTTACAAGGTTCACCCATTGAGTTCTTATGTAACTGATGCGTGGTACGTCACACCGTTAATGGTGTATTTTAGATTTTACGCATAAAGCGTGGAAAAATTACTTTAAACAAGGAGAAGTAATATGGCTACTGAGTTAGTTACCTCATTGGGTTATACCGTTTCAGTTGAAGATGGTGAACCTGCAACTTTCGACCAAGCAGGATTTGCAGATGCGGCAATGATTTATGATGAAATCGTTGATGTTACAGAAGTAACAGGTGATATTGGTTTCACATTCAATACTGCAACAGCCGTTACGCTAAAAGATGGCATTACTAAGACAGCTAAAGGTGCGATTACATTCAACCCTCTAACTATCCAAGTTTTAAATACTGCTTCAACTGGATTGACGACTTTAAAGACTTCTGCGGCTACTCAACGTGGTCAGGTTTCTTTAAAGCTTGAAGATGCTGATGCTAATATTATCTATCTATGTGGTGTTGTTACTCAAGACACTAAAGCAGTTGGTAATGCTGATGCTGTTCAGATGCAGACTTTCACATTCACTCCTAACTACTCTCCAATCTACGTTTAGTAGACTAAAGTTTAGTTTGTGAATAAAGGGCTAGATTTTTCTAGCCTTTTTTTGTGTCTGAGTGTAAAATAATTATTACAATTCAAAAGAGGTAATATTAGATGAACTTGTCAAAACTATCATACAAAAACAACCTTTCTAAAACAGCACGTGTTGTTATTAAGAACCCGTATACTGAGGAGGTTTTACTTGATGATAAAGGTGTTGAAATTGCGTTCAATGTCTGGAACGCTAAGTCAGTTGAGTCAGCTAACCGTGTAGTTGAATTTAAACGTGAAAATGAAGGCAACCCTACTACTTTTGAATTCATGGCTTTACTAATTGATTCTATCGAGGGTGTGATTGAATACGGTGAAGATAATAAGAAGGTTACGTCTAAGTCATCAATTGAAGAAATTGCTGAAATGCTTGAGGATGTTGATTTTATTTCAGAGCAAATCATGGAAGTTTCAGCAGGGCTTGAGGCTTTTGCACCAAAAAACTAGAAGCCGCCCTACTGTATGTTAGACAGTTAGGGCATCTTCACGCTAATAGAGGTGAAAAACAAGGTTCTAGGGCTAGTGTTATACTAGCAAGTGGAGAGGAGTTACCTCTCCCGCCTGTTGGTAGATTAGAGTATATTGTTTCCATTGCTTCACGTATAGGCTTAGCTAAGTCAGGAGGAATGGGAGCTGTATCAGTAGAATGGGTTGATATCCATGCCTATTGCTCATTAACAGGTCTTGACCTTATTCCGTTAGAAGTGGAGATAATAAAAGATTTATCAAGTGCTTATGTAAATCAATTGCATGAGTCTAAAGAGTCTACAACGCCTTCCCCTTATGTTAATTCAACAGTTAGTCGTAACCTGTTGTTTTCTAACCATCCTTCGTACAAAAGTTAGTATAATGACCTCATGCCAAACGTGAGGTCAAAATTATGAGTAATGTCGCTTCCCTATCTTTAGAAGTAAAATCCAAAGGACTTGATGCAGGACTTAAAAAGCTAGATAGCTTGAATGAGTCAGGTGTTAGGCTTGAAAAACAACTTATTGCTATTAGCAGAGCGATGAAGTTTGACAATAAAGATTTGGATAAAACAGCTAAAACAGTATCTTCTCTTTCTAAGTCCACTGTTAGTCTTGAGAAATCTCTTGCATTACTAAATAAGCGACTAAATACCTTAGAAAAAGAAAGTAAAAAATCTGTCGTTTCTATTGACAAGTCAACTACGTCTACTAAGAAAGCCAAGACAGCAACAGATAGCTACTCTAAGTCAATTTGGGGAGCATCGAAAGCCAATATAAATATGCACTCACAGGCTATGAACACCAACAAGTCTCTCGGTGTTCTTACAACTACTGTTATGTTTGCAGGTAGAGCGTTTGGTAATTTTTCAACGTATACAGCGACAGCATTAGCGGCTTTAGCGGCTCATCATGTCATTAAGACAGCAGATGCATTTACGGCTCTTGAAAACCAGTTAAAGCTTGTATCAACAACAACCAAACAACTAACTGGTAACTTCGAGTTATTGCGTCAAGTTTCACTGGCTACATATTCTGATTTACAGTCTAACGCCAAGTTATTTACTGCGACAGACGCTATCTTTAAAAAGCTAGGTATGACAACAGAGGATAACACTAAGTTTATCTCTACATACCAGAAAGCTTTATCCCTAACAAATCCAACCATGAAAGAAGCTCAAGCTACCACAATCCAATTTGTACAGGCAATGGGTAGTGGATTGCTACGTGGTGAGGAATTCAACTCAATCATGGAAAACGGTCGTGGCGTAGCTATGATGTTAGCAGATGGTCTTAATGTACCAATCGGCTCTCTACGTGAAATGGCTCAAGCAGGTGAGTTGACATCTGAAAAGGTTATCACAGCACTTCAAAAGATGGGTGTTGAGATTGACGAGAAGTTTGCTAAAAAGACTATGACAGTATCACAGTCCATGCAGACCTTCTCTACTAACTCAATGGTAGCTATGGGCGAACTTGATAAACAGCTTGGTGAGGTTATTAGTAGTATCTTAGGGCTTGAAGATGCTAATGGTAAAGCACTAACATCAACTCAAGCACTTGCTAGAGGAATTCACAAACTAGGTGAAAATCTAAGAGATATTCTTGAGTTTATGAATGAGTTTGCGAAGGTTGCCGCAGGTGGGCTAGGTGTTTACTCTATCGTTAAAGCTATGACAAAGCTTAAAAAGAATTCAAAAGGCACTATGTCAGCAATGGAAGATATGGCAATGGGTTTTGTCGCATCTGCGGCAGAAGGAAAAAAGCTAGACCATATTATTAAAGGTCTTACTGCTTCATTACTAGCACTTGCAAAAAACCCTGTGGCATTAGTATTTATAGGATTGGCAACAGCCGCAACATACGCTTATGCGGCAATGGAAACGGTCGAGGATAAAGCCCATACGCTTGATGATATTCTTATAAAGCTGTACGAGCGTAACGGAACGTTTATTGGCGATGACGATTTGGGTGATGATGAACTAAAAGGTTATATCGACACACTTATTGTTCTTGAGGATAAGTTAGCTAAGATTGCTTCGCTAAAAGGTCGTAACGCCAAGAAAGATGAATCACTGATACGCAAACAGATTGCAGATATTCGCATGTCTATTGCTCAAAGACAGGAAGAAATGCAACTCGAAGAAAACTGGCAAGCTACATTAGCACAGTGGAACGAGACTGCAAAAGCGGAAGAAACTGCAAGAATGGCTCTTGAGAAGCGTAACGCTGAATCATTGCAGTCTTATAATGAATCCGCTCTTGAATTAATTAAGAAGAAAATCAAGCTTACACAAGACCAAGTTAGTGCAGAGAAAACACTAGCTTCTATGCGTATCTGGGCAATGGATATTGACCTAGACTTGAAGAAAAAACTCCTAGCAATGCACATGGAGAATTTCGAGTTACAAAAGAAACAGGAAGAGAAGAATAAACGTACAGCTAAATCGTTCGATTACAGCGGAGCAATGGCAAGACTTGAGCTTCAATACGATAATTTGTCTGTATCTGTAATTGATGCCGCTGTTGCTACTGCTAAGTTCAATGCTATACAGGGCGGTGCAACAGCAGAACAAGCAAACGCTATTGGTGAAAAGACCAGAAAGATTCTTGAACACAAGGACGCACTAGAGTATTCAAAAGAACAGCAAGACGCATGGACTGATTCTTTACGTGAGTTCCATGAGGAATTTGCGAAAGAAGAAAGTGACGAGAAGAAGGAATTAGAGCTTTTTGGAGAAAAGCAACTTGATGCACTAGAATCAGCAAAAGAGCTTGTAGCTGATTTCGGCAATGTATGGGATGACTTAGGAGATTCTGTTGCTAGTGCTATGGGTGAAGCTCTTAATGCCTTCGATGATATGCATAAGTCATACGATGATATTGACGAAAAGATGCAGGCGTTAGCTGAAACTAACCAACAGCATACAGAAGAATATCTTGCATTAGAGAAGCAAAAAGAAAATACAACGCTCCGAGGGTATTCAAACATGGCTTCGGCAATGGCAGGAATGTTTGAGGAAGGCTCAGCGGCTCAAAAAGCGGCTCACACTGCAAGTATGGCTATGCAGGCTATTGAATTAGCAGGTGAAATGCAGTTAGCAATTGCAAGTGCGGTAACAGCGGTTGCAGAGCAAGGTAAGGGCGACCCATACACGGCATGGGCTAGAGTTGCATTAATGGCGGCAACAATGGGTTCATTGTTATCAAATATCGGTGCGTCAATATCTGTAAGCGGTAGCGTACAACCTAGTGTTGAATCCTTACCAGAGCCAGATGGTTCAAGACTAGGCTCTGATGAAGCAAGTTCATCAATTGTTAATGCGTTTGACATGATGATAGACCTTGAAGCAGACCAATATTCTGAGTTACGTGGCATCTATTCTGAAATGAAGGAACTTAACAACAGTCTAACTGGTGTTATGTCGTCATTGTATGCAACTGGAGATTTATCTGGATTAGGTAAAGGCGGTACTAGCTCTTACAGCTATGCAGGAAAAGACTTTATTGATTTCGCACTTAACAACCCTGTTGCAGACTTTGTGTCAAACATTCCAATAATCGGTGGGATATTCGACACCATGAACGGAATATTGGGCGGTGCGGCTGAATTTTTATCAACTGGTCTGTTCGGGTCAACGAAGAAATCAACATCAGACTATGGACTTTCTCTTGGTAGCTTCTCGTTAGGCGGTGATGCTGATTTAAAGTCATACAGAACCGTTAGGAAAGCAAAAGATGGAGGTTGGTTCAGAAAAACAAAGATTTCTTACAGAGATTATTATTCACAGATAAGTGGTCAATCTGAGGATATGTTGAACAAGGTGTTCGACAACCTAAGAAATGGAATGATTGAATTTGGTGATATTCTTGATAGAGACGTACAAGGTCAAGTTGATTCTTTTGTTGTGTCAATCGGCAAAATATCAACAAGTGGAAAATCATCAGCCGATATTCAAGAGGCATTAACTAATGCTATCAGTGGTCAGGCTGACAAACTTGCATACTCAATATTCGATGACCTTGTACGTCTTTACGGTAAGCTTGACGAAAGTGCGTTTGATACAGTCTCTAGGCTTGCTGTCGAAAAAGGAATAGTAGAGGGTACGCTAAGTTCAATCGGTCAGAAGATAGCATCAGACGTTATTCACGCAACACAGTCTATTATTGAATTAGCAGGAGGTGTAGAGTCATTTGTTGACACAACTAATGATTTTCTTGAGTTATTCTTTAGTGACAGCGAGAAACAAGCTCTTAATCATAAGAAGCTATCTGAAATCCTTGAGTCAATAAATATTGTACTTCCTGCTACCAGAGATGGTTATAGAGAGTTAATTGAGGCGTTAGACCTTACTACTGATTCAGGACGTGAAGCATACGTAACACTTACTGCTCTTTCAAAATCAGCAGACGATTTCTATTCAACCTTTGAGAAACAGCTTAAAAATTCATTTGATAACTTTACAGATGGATATAACAACATTCTTGAAGGACTTTTAGCGTTAGCAGGTGCAGAAGCAAAGTTAGCACACCAACGGAAAGAGACGATGGACGCAACAGACCCATTGTTACAGTCTCATTTAGCCAACCTATGGGTGCTTGAAGACGTTATTGATGTGCAAGGTGAATACAATAAAGGTCTTGAAGAAGCTAACTCTTATTTAAGCGGTGTATTTAGTACGATTAAAACATTCGTTCAAGGATTGTTGTTCACAGGAATGACAGCTTCGGTTGGTTATGCACAACAGCTTGATTTAGCAAAGAGTGGTGATAGAGAAGCTTTAAGCTCAATTACTCAGTCAGCAAGCACACACTTAGACCAAGCACGTATTCAAGCTAGTTCATTAGTCGATTACAACAGAATCAAGATGGGTGTGGCTAAAGAACTGCTTAATCTTGGGGATGAACTGACTTCAGAGAAATTTCTAGCAGATTCGTTTAATGAGTCTATTGCAGAACAAACAGCAGAGCTAGCATCGTCATTAGCGTCATTAATTGATGTTACAGGACAAAGTATCACGCTAGAAGAGTTCGTGTCTGTCTATGAAGGTATTAGTGATGAAGAAATACTAAGAGAAATCTTTAACGCAGTAGATGTAGATAACAACGGTACTCTTACTGCTCTTGAAGCGGCTACACTTAATGCTGAGAAGGGGTTAAATCCGCTTGAAGCTAAAGCTATTGAGCAGTTAGATGCACTTAACGCTGTATATGAAAAAAATGAGTTGCAAGTAGCAGGGCTTATTGACTTGAATGATTCTGTAATATCTCTTACAGATGCAATACTCAGTATGACGAGTCTTTTTGTTGAGCCAACAACTCAGCAGAGCGATACAAACTCCACGTTTATAGGTTTTACATCTTCGGTAAACAGTACAGATGGTTCACACGCAAATGGACTTATGAGCGTTCCGTTCGATGGGTATAGAGCAGAGTTACACCGTGGAGAAATGGTATTACCTGCTAACCAAGTTGATTACCTAAAAATGGGAGCAATGGCAAATGAAATTAAGCTTTTGCGTGATGAAATAAAAAGTTCAAACACACAGTTAATAGCTAACACGAAGAATTCATTAGAAGTGCTTGAAAAGTTTGATATAATTGGTATGCCAGACGTCAGGGTTTAATCAAATGAAAGTATCAGAACTGCTTGAAGCATGGGAATTCGGAGCTAAGATTAGCTACTCATACAACGGGGTTTCATACTCTGTTGGAGAATACAATCCTGCTTTTATAGGTGGGTTTAAGACGCTGTTCTATAAGCAAGGTGTTAGGTTTAAGGTTCATAAATGAAAATAATCAGACCGATTGATACCGCTTGCGGAAACATACTCCAATCTAACGTAACACAAGATGTTCCCCAGTGGGACATTGGCGTTACTTATTCAAAAGGCGATACAGTCGTTACTGTGAGTGATACTTGCGGTGATGTCGTGTATGAGTCGCTTGATAATTCAAACACTGGTAACGACCCAGAAACAACACCATTATCGTGGTTGCCAATTGGCACAAGTAATTACTGGTCTCTGTTTGATGATAAGAACAGTTCTCAAACAAAAAAACCAACATTAATTGAATATGTTGTTGAGTTTTCAAACATTGTTGACTCATTTGCATTAATTAATATCAATGCCACTTCTGTCGATTTCGATATATGGGAATCAAATCAAGATTGGACTATTGACACTCCAAAGTTATCTATTTCAGTTGATTTGAGAGATTACGGCACAACATCATGGGCTGAGTATCTTTTGTATGAGGTTAAGCAGAAAGACAACGAAGTTCAGTTCGGCATTCCTATATTCTCAGGTGGAGTAGGGCGAATGAGACTTCACGGAGGTGATAATCTCGCAATTGGCTCTTTAGTCTATGGCAGAAGTGTTGATGTAGGAGATTCACTATATGGATTTACTTCTGAGATAAAAGATTACTCATACAAAAGTGTTGATGAATTCGGTAACAGAACAATTGTTGAGCGTGAATTTAGAGGTAAACTTGGTTGTCAGGTTGTTGTTGACACAGGACGTGTGAACTACATTAGAAAAGTCTTAGCCAAGTATAGAGCAAAACCTATTGTATGGGTTGCATCAACAGAAAAAGAGCAGACTCAGATATATGGGTTCTACAACACTGCTGTATTTAGAGAGGAACACCCATCTTACGCCACACTTAATCTTGAATTAGAGGAATTATAGCAATGGCTATTAATGAAACAATACCTGCAAACACAAGTGACTTGCCAGATATCAAGACACAAACCCAAGAGGCATTTAGTACAAACGCAGATGCGGCCTTTTTGCATATCCAACAGCTTGTACCTTCTATTAACACATGGGCAGGAGAAGCTAACTCAACTGCTACACAGGTTAATACAGATTCAGTCAATGCTACGACTAAAGCAAGTGAAGCATCTACGAGTGCAACTAATGCCTCTAACAGTGCTACAGCTTCAGCTAACTCTGCTACAGCATCAGCTACGAGTGCTACAGCTTCAGCTAACTCAGCTACAGCAAGTGCTACAAGTGCTACAGCAGCACAAACAGCGTTAGACACTTTTACAGGCCAATATCACGGGGCATTATCTACTGCACCAACAACAGGTGTAGACACTGGTGATTTGTATTT